CCTTTATCAACGTAATATCTTACAAGAGAATAAATCATCAAAGATTTACCTGAAGCAGTTGGTGATATCAATAGCTTTCTATTATGTCTTAACGCATCGTATACTCCCTCAACTTGGTATTTTCTTGGACTATGGGAACAGATGGAGTTCATATAATCCTTAACACCTTCATATGATATTCCCTCATTAATCTCAAAGGGAGCACCATAGTATTCATTATCTACAAACTTATAACTATAATCATGTCTTTCACAAAAAGAAACTATTTTATCAAGTAATCCAATATAAATTCTCTTTGATCTCATATCAAATAGGTGGATCTCTCCATTCCAATTCCTATTCCGATATTGAGGCATAAACTTTGCACCCTCTACCTCAAAGGTAAAGTGGTCTCTTAACTCATACTCAATATGAGGTTCAGAATCAATTTTTAAAAATACTTCGTTGGCCTTAGATATAACGACATTGGCCGTTGTGTCAATCACTTAACCCATGCATCTATGGGTATTTATGAACTTATGTCAAGTTAAAGAAAATTAAAATTTATATTCCATCTTGCAGAAGAATTGGTTGTAGTTGTTGAATTGTGTTTTAAAGAAGGATCAAAAAATAATATTCTATTCTCTACACTATCAATTTTTGTACCATCATCTAATCTTGTAAAACCATCGCAAGTATTAAGAGAAAAGACTGCTCCATAACAGGGAAAATCATAATCAACATGTTGACCATGTTCCTTTAAAGTTTCGGTGTAAGGATAAAAATTTAATTTAATTCTAAGTAAACTTTTAATTGTACCATATTTTTGAAATTTTGGTATAAAAATGTTGTAGATATTATTAAAAATTTTGCTTTGCGGTTTATTATTCTTATATATTGAATAAGAAAAATAATAATCCCAATATCTATTACTATCATTCATTCCTGCAACAGTGGGTTGAAAATATAATGGTGCGTCAAATAGATTATCCTTTACATTATTCAAATCATCGTCATTTAAGAAATTATCAATAACTTTAAAATTATTCATATTATCCTAATCCAGAATTAAATCTCATAAACTCTATTGCATTCTTAATTTGAAATGTTCTGTTCTGTATCACTTTAAGAATACTTTCCAAGTATACTAACATTGTATCATAATAATCAATCTTTAATGAAGAATTAGAAAGTTTTGTATCTGCATCAAGATACTTAGACATCGTATCTTTATCTCTAATCTTTTTCCCAAAAGGATTTTCTACGTATACTTCTGGGTCTGCTTTCCCACTAAAGTACTCATACCGTTCATGACGGATGTTCTTTCTTTGTTGCTCTGCTTTCTTCCTTAATAAGAAGATAGTATTATATAATTCAAAATACTTTGCATGTAGAGAGGGGATGTTCAACGATTCTTCATGTAGATTATCTCGGTCTATCTTTGCGTCTTTTTCCCACATCTCTTGAATAGATTCAAGACTTAGACTCATAAAGCTTTATTTTCCATATCAGTAAGGTTGTATATAGTATACTTGAAAGATACGTCTGCTGTAAAGTAATCTATATCAGTATCGGTTGCATCAAAGGTAATAGTTGATAATGAGAAAGGAAATAAATCATTAAATACAACTTGAAATGCAGGAACTAAATTACTACTCAATATTTGTAATGTTCCATCAGAATATATGTCATCTCCTGCTTGACCAAAATTACTTGGTAATGTTGATTCACTTTCCAATTTACGAAATTCATCCATACTTTCTGGATATCCTAATCCACGAATCCACCTTTGCAATTCCATATAGTTGACAAGATCTTCATCAACAAGGAATCTTAAAGTTAAATCACCAAACTGAATTTTATCACCAGGAGTAGGAATGTTTCTTAAGTAACTAGGTTGCTCTGCAATACCAAGATCCATAGATGGTATGTTTGCTTGATTACAAAAGAAAGCTACACCAGGTGCTCTTTTTAAAGAAAACTTAAACCCAACAGGTGATAGAAAGTTTCTATTTGTTAATGGTGTTCCTGGTCTATCAGCAGGTGGTTTTCTAATTGCCATTATAATATACTTTTAAGTATTTATGATCACTTGGTGTTAGTTGTTCCTAGTGTATTTACTATTAAAGAGATGTGAACCTAAGTGTCCTATTTCTACCCAAGGAGCACACCAGACTTTTCCACCTTGTTGTCTATAAGCATGGCAGAAGAAGTAATCTTCAGATAATAAATGGTTTGTATCTTTACTTATCTCTACACGAAAATAATTATGTATTTCAACACCATCAGGTAGAGATCTTCCATCATTAGCATATATTGGAGTAACTGGTTGCATTGTTTCAAATACATCCCTACGGATCATCATAAATGGAGTGCCACCGTGCTCAATCTCAAAAGGTTCATTCTCATTCACCATATCAACATCAGGTAGTTTATTAATACTAAATACACCACCTGTTCTACCTATATCACCCTCACCATTAACAGCTGCCTGACGAATCTTATCCCAATCATATCCTTTCGTTGTAACAGGGCCTATGATAAGAGACTTATCTGCCTGTATCATCTTAACTATATCCTCAGTACGGAATTTAATATCTGAATCAATAAACATCAAATGAGTTGCATCAGGTAAATTCATAAAGTGATGTGCTATAGTATTTCTACCACGCTGAATCAAACTCTCATTACCAAGAAATATAGTTGTCAGTTTAACATCTGATTTATTTGCTGACGCACTTAAATTTAATAATGATTCTGTATATTCACCAGTACACATCCCCCCATACATGGGAGTACCAATAACCAAATGCAAATTCATATTTTTTAAGTATTTATGGGGTTATGAGATCTTTGCATGAGGAGCGAATTTACCTTTTGCTGATACCTTCATACCAAGATACAAGATATCTGTCCACAGTTCTGCTTTGTCTTTTTGCTTCTCATTATATTTAAGAGCATCATACCAAAACTTAACCTGCATTAATTTAGCAACAGCAACTCTTTTATCTTTTTTATATAGTTTCTCAATACGATATTCAAAATCATCATATGAATCAGCATTTTTACCTTTAGTTATATAATCATACATTTTTCCATACTCTTCTCCTTCATCTTCTAAAGCATTAATATTTTGAGGATAATCTGAAAATTTATTCGTAAAGTTCTTTGCATTTATCAATTCAATAACCATAGCAATAGGTGCTTGTCCTCCTTGAGCTGCAGGAGTTCTTTTGATAAAAGTATTGAAAGTTAATGTTCCACCTGATGTTCTACTAATATTAACTTTATAATCAGCACTAGATCCAAACTTAATCATATTATTAACAGAATCACTTTTCCAAAGATTTTCATATTCAAGTTTAACATTTGACATTGTATATTTTTCAAGTTTTTCCATTTTTAATATTGATGATGACGCAATATTATGTAAATGAATTTCTGCATTATTACCTTGTTGCACTTTCTTAAGAGATAATCCAACAAGTTTATTATCCTCCATTAATCCAACTAATAAATTATTCAACTCAACTAAAGTTTGTGTTACTGGTTCTTTACGTTTAATTTCACCTTCTATCTTTTTTTTAATTGCTGGCATATCATAGGCAGCAAAGATATCAGCAGGGTTCCACGTTGTATATTTTCCTGCTGGAACGAATGGATTTAAATCTCTTGCTACCTGTTGTATTTCATCTTGGAAGAAATGTACAAGATCCTGTTTATTATACTCAAATAGAGCCCATTTAGGATCACTATACTTTGTTAAAAATTGTTTTTGTTGTTGAAAATAAGTCCAAGTCCAGTTATCCAATCTATGAGCCCACTTTGCACCAAAAACAGATTCTAATTGTTCTCTAGTTTTTTTATCATTCATTATATCAGATTCTTTCTTAAACTTAACATTATCAATCAATACTCTATTGAATACAACTGTGGTTCCCTTTTCTTGTATATCTGTAGGTATAACAGTACCACCAGGTTCATTACTTAATTTTTCAAACCTAATTTCTTTTTGATTTCTCTCTGCAACATCTTCAGTTGTTCCAACAAAAACTTCTAGATAACTTGCTTTCTTCTTTGAACTAACCAAACCATACTTCTTACCTACATCCTCCCAAAGTTTTTTAATTTGAGAATCCTTTATATCAGGGAAATAGTCAAAACGAATAATCCTTCCTCTCTTTTTTGCATCAACAGTTATTAAAGTATCTCCATTAGGACTTTTACCATAGGTAAAACTAGTTTTATCATTATTTGAATAATCAACATTAGGATTTTTCTTATCAAACTTTGCTTGTTTAACTAAAACAGCCAAATATTCTACAACACGATTTGTAGTCGTTCCTACCCTATCATATTTCTTCGCCATAATCTTTTTTAATTATTTATTTGAACATAAAAAAAGAGACCCCCGAAGGAGTCTCTTTGAAGAAATATAAGCATCTAGCTTACATGAGGTTCTTAACAGCAACACGTCTGTAGTAACGGTTTGCATTCTGTGTAAGAACGCCAGATCCTTGAGTAAGACCCTGTGAGAATGGGTTCTCGACCATTCCGTAACGAGTCTTAAATCCGATCTTAGGCTGGAAGGAGTTCTCACCCACCGCACGAACCATCTGTAGTGGAACGTAAGGGCAATAAAACAGACCAGCATCATAAGGTGAAGTACCTTTGTAACCAACAACATAGTACTGGTTACCACTATTTGTTGCAGTGTTACCTGAAACATCTAGGTTAGCAGAATATGGGTCGATGTATACTCTATACTTACCTTGAAGAACACCAGCAAATGTGTTACCAGTATCATCAACATTAAGGTTAGCATTAAGAGCAGGAGTGTAGTCAAGTACACCAGCCATGGTTAGTGCAGAAGCAACGTCTGCAGAACACATGATGATGTTACCCTTTCCACGACGAGTTCTTTGTGCGATTGCGTTAGCATCTCTCTCAATCTGGAATAGAAGTCCTTTGAACTTCTCAACAGACCATCTTCCGTTTGAGTCGATGTCGAGGTCGAATACACCAGCAGTTGCAGTGTTTGAAACAGCACCCTGTTCAGCAGTCTTGTAGATAGTTCTAATAACTTCTCTGTTGATTTCCGCAAGGATCTCAGTAGAAAGGATATTAGCAAGTTCTGCTTCAGCATTTAAGCCGTGGATAGCTTTCAAGTCCTGAGCAAGCTCTAGTGAGTACTCAGCCTTGAGGGCTCTTGAACGGGCAGTAACTGTGACCTTCTCGATTGAGAATGCCATCTGGTTGAACTGCTGCTCATCTGTACCACCGAGTTTCTCAGCAGCATCAGTCTCCATACCCTGACCAACGTTGTAGTTAGTAGCAGTAGCATTAGCAGTTGGGTTAAGAACAGAAGGGTTAGTTCCGATCTGGTTTGTTGTACCAAAACCAACGGCAGTATTACCAAGTCCAGAAGTATTGTTGAAGCTTGCACCCATACCTGAGAAGGCAGAATCTGCTTCGTTGTAGAATGCTTCTGTACGACCTGTATCGTTTCCAGTACCAACGTACTGTGAACGCATAGCAAAGATAAGTCCAGTAGGACCACTCATTGGCTGAACACCTGCTAGGTCATATGCGACCAAGTTAGGCATTGAACGTCTAATCAAAGAGATTAGAACTGGGTCGAAACCAGCAACGTTACCAGTTGCAGTAGCAGTACCACTGAAACCTGGTGGGTTACTACCAGAAGACATGGTTGGACCAGACTCTGATAGAAGTGAGCCGCTCTCTTGGAAGCTAGCAGACTCTCTTAAAAATTTTTCTTGGTTCTCTAGTAGAACAGCGGTAACCGAACGCTTATGTGCGTCTTCGATTTTATCAAGACCCTCATGTTCGAGGAGGGGCTTCCACTTTTCAACTAGGTGTTCTGATTGGAACATCTTAGTTACTTGTAAATGTTTAAAGTTTGATTAATTTTAAAATCAGTTTTTGAAAGCTGAAAGTGTCTTAACATATTGAGCCATAGATCCAGAATAAGATTCTGTTTCAGATGATACTCCTTCTGATAAGGTTTCAGTTTTATTTGTTGGTGCAGCACCTTTATGGGGGAAATAAGATTCCTTTAGTGTTTCCAACTTTTCACGATACTCTGCGTCACTTTCAAACTCTACACTTTCTGCAAGTGAAGCGAGCTTCTCTTTCTGTGTGGCAGCAAGGCCATCAGAAACAGATTCTAAGATACCATCAGCAGTAGCCTCAGCGAGACCTTTGTTGAGTGAGATATTCTTTTCTATTTGCTCATTGAGCTTGGTTTCCATGTCATCAAGTTTTTCTACCATACTCTTAAGGACATCATATTTTTCTTCAGGGATTGATACATAATGTTCTTCAAAAAGACCCTTCATTCCTTCAAGGAATGATTCGGTCATATCTGCCTTAAGGCCGTTTTCAACGGCAAGTTGATTCTCAGTGAACCACTCGTCGGCAACATACTCAAGGTAAGAATCTACACGTTCCTGTAGTTCTACCTTAATTTCTTCTACTTCCTCAGAAAGCTTCTCTTCGTGCTCTCTGACGATTTCTTCTCTAACAGCAGAAACTTTAGAGTTAATAGCAGCTTCAAAGATTGTCTTTGCTTTTGCTCTAAAATCTTCTGATAGTTCTTCACCACCAAGAAGTGCATTAACGTCATCTTCAACGTTTATTTCAACTGTCTCTTCTACAGTTTCTTCTTCGGCAACGATTTCCTCTACTTCAGTAGCAGGTTCTTCTGCAACAACTTCTTGTTCGTCAGTCACTTCTGCTTCGTCTCCTTGCTTTAGAGTTTTTCCTTTTCGGTTCGTAATGGCATCAGATACCTGTTTTAGTGATCCACCAGGTTCCTTTAACTTAGCACTATCATTAGTAGGGCTATAGTTTTCAGGGGTTGGACCTCCAAGATCTTCGTAAGGTGCTCCCTTAGTCATAGGTTCTGCTGGTTTTGCATTAGCATTAACAGCAGTCTTGGATTGCTTCACTTCTTCTTCCATCTTTTGTAAGTTTGTGCCACGAGACATTTGTACGACTCCGATTTATACGTTATTAAATCTATATTTATTTAGAATATTTATAAGTTTGATAAGAAATCATTAAATAACGAGAGTTTTTGCTCGTCTAATTTTTTCTGATCAAC